ACGGACATTCCTTCCGTTAAGAATTCATACTCCAATGAAGGAGAAGAAGACATATCGGGATTAAGGATAGCCTTTCAAGGCACCTTCTGTTTAGAAAGTGTCAAGTCAGACGACCCAGAGGAAACCAATGCAGTAACTTCGATAGGATTTTTCCGATTAAGGACATCATCTGCACTTCTAATGGTACTAATATAACCATTTAGATCCTTTTTAGCCTTCTCTAATTTGTCTCACATTAACTCTTCAGTTAATTTGGTCATTTTGAGTAAGGTAGGATAAGAAGGCATATGATGATCAGTCCATGAGATCTGGGTAATTCACGATGTGTAAGACCCTTTTCCCATAGGACTGCTAGGATGTGATAATCAAATTAAAAGCACTCTCAGTCTGGTTCTTAATTTAAAATAATTAGTCTTATAGACTTTCATTTTACTTTTGTAACCATACCCGAGAAACGATAAAATCGCGTTGAGAGTTAAATCATACTTTCGTACAAATTCAACTACTAAACTAGTTGAACACCGAGTCGCAATACACTCCTTTAAAGGGAGCATATTGGCTTGCCCTGAATCTACGAAGAATTTCTTCGCAAATTCAAGAACAAACTTAGACTTGGCGACAATAGATTTAGCTAGCCCCGCCTTTACACCAATCTCTTGGAGTATCCGGCGGTAAGCTAACACAACAGGTGCTCCAATGATTACTACATCATCTCCTAATACACCATAATCCTCAAACCAACCTCGTTTCCCTTTATATGCTTTAAAGGAAGCATATTGGACTATAGCATGGTGGGTCAATGCCAGCATAGCTCAAGAAGACAGAGCCCCCATAGGTTGACCAACAGAGTAAGTTACTCCAAAGGCCCCGAAATCAGGATGAACATTGTACTTTTTAGGTACAAATGTTTGTTGCAATAAATGAGGATTCATCTTTACTTGATAAAATCTTTTAACCAATAATGAAGCTCAAGCTTTCGCAAAAGCTTCAGAATCTGGAACCTTATCCTTAAATAACTCTTTTATAAGAGAAATTTGAAGAGCTAAGGGAAGACGATCAGTAGCAGATGAAAGATCAATTGATGCATACATCCGACCCCGAGGGTCTCGAGAGAACTGCTTCTGCAGTCTTTCTATAGGAGCCATTTGATCAAATGTTCCATCAACATCTAAACCTCTTAATATTAAAAAGAGGAATTTATGTAATGGATACATTAGTCACTGTGTTCAAGCGTCTACCATGGCAAAGACTCTTACTTTTCC